AAAGGGACCAATCGGAGAAGCAATTCTAATCGACTCCGAGGTTACCTTGGTAGAACGTTTTGGTAAACCTACCGCAACCAACTTTGAATCATTCTTTACAGTTGCTAACTTTTTAGCATATGCAGGTGCTTGCTATGTGGTTCGTGTAGACAATGGCGCAACTGCAGCATCTAATGCATCAGCACCTTTCACATCAAAATATAAAGGTACTGAATCGAATGGTATTGAAGTTATTACAGTTGGAGATGGAGCTGGAGAGTTTGAAACAACAGGAACTCTAACAGAATTCTTGATTGATATTAGCGCAAGCAGAACTACCGCAACATATAACAACAGTACATCATCATTGACAATTCAAGCTGGAGATATTCTAGAAGTCGAAGGTTATGTGCTAGAAATCAAATCTATTGACGGTGCTACAATCACATTCAAAAGTAAGTACACAGGCTATGATGATTTAGGTAGTGGTGATACAGGTGTTACAACAACAGTAACAAGACGTTATGCAGGTTATAACGCAATCAACACAAAGCCACTAGATGATCGTTTTCACATTGTTGTAAGAAACTCAGCAGGTGATGTTTTAGAAACATACCCAAACGTTTCACCCACAGCAACAGTGAAAAATTCAGATGGTACATCAGCATATTACAAAAACGTTGTAGACAATAACTCAGCTTATATTACAACTGAAAATGCACAAGGCGCAGACCTTACAGTATCAACAGGCGCAAGATCGGTATACACTCTTTCATCGGGAACAGCTGGTACTAACGAATCAACCACACCAAACTCTGCATATGCAGCAGGTTATGATCTATTCAAAGAAGCAGACGAAATTGATATCTCACTAGTTCTATTGGGTAGAGCAAATTCAGTGATGGCATCATATGTAGTTGACAACATTTGTGAACATCGTAAAGATTGTGTTGCGTTTATCTCGCCAGAACAAGACGATAGCGTAGATGAAATGATCGCATTCCGTGATGCAGTTGGTTCAACATCATATGCAGTTATGGACAGTGGTTATAAATATCAGTATGACAAATACAATGACGTGTATCGTTGGGTTCCCCTAAACGGTGACGTTGCAGGTCTATGTGCAAGAACAGACAATGATCGTGATCCTTGGTTCTCACCTGCAGGTTACAACAGAGGTATCATCAAGAACACAATCAAACTAAAATTAAACCCAAGTAAGGCACAAAGAGATAAGCTATACGCAGCGAATATCAACCCTGTTATCACAGAAGCAGGTCAAGGTACGCTACTATTCGGTGATAAAACTCTGCTATCATCGCCAAGCGCATTTGATCGTATCAATGTTCGCCGCTTGTTCATTGTACTAGAGAAAGCAATCGCTAGAGCATCTAAATCAACCTTGTTCGAATTCAATGATGAGTTCACAAGAGCACAGTTTAGAAACTTGATTGAACCATTCCTACGTGACGTTCAAGGTCGCCGTGGCATTTACGACTTTAAAGTTGTTGCAGATGAAACAAATAACACAGCAGAAGTAATCGATGGAAACCGCTTTATTGGTGACATCTACATCAAACCTGCTAAGTCTATCAACTTCATCCAACTAAACTTCGTTGCTGTCCGTTCAGGCGTAGAGTTCGAAGAAATCGTAGGTCAGTTTTAAGATATAAGCAAAGGAGTTACAAACAATGGCTTTCAACGTAAATGAAATCAAGAGCCAACTAACTCTAGGAGGTGCAAAGGCATCGCTATTCCAAGTTCAAGTATTGAACCCAGTGAATAGCGCAGGTGATCTTAAAACACCTTTTATGGTAAAGGCGGCTCAAATCCCTGAGTCAACATTAGGAGTGATCGAAGTACCATACTTTGGTCGCACAATGAAAGTACCTGGAAACAGAACATTCGCAGAGTGGACTGTAACAGTATTGAATGACGAAGACTTTAACGTAAGAACTGGTTTGGAGCAGTGGATGACTACTATCAACAGTCACATTGCAAACATTGGTACTCCATCACCACTTCTTCAAAAGTCTGTCGGTACAATCAAGCAATTCAGTAAAGATGGTTCAACATTGAAGACATATCAATTTATTGGTATCTTCCCTGCTGATATCTCACCTATTGATGTTGCTTGGGATTCAAATGACACAATTGAAGAATTCACAGTTACATTCCAGTATGACTACTGGACTGATGTAAGTAACGGTGTAATCTAAATCTAAAGCACTTCTAGGGGGTCTATAAATATAACATAGGCTCCCTAGAACAATTTAGATATAGGAATAAAATTATGGCAAA